TGCATTTTGCGGACACCGGCCTCCATTTTGGCGCCGAACAGGTCGTCAGATGCCGGGATGGTATACGGGTAATACCCCGCGTCCTTGAGCAGGAGCATCATCGCGCGCACGTCCGCGCCATGGTCGCCGCGCTTGAGCAGGCGAGGCGTGAGCGTGTAGGTCGCTCTCGTCGGCGTGGGGGTGGGCGCAGGCGTTGTCGGCTCTGCCTCCGTGGCTTTGCTGGCATAGTCAGGCAAGCCGAAGCCACGGATGTACCGGCCATTGACGGGGATGGTGCGATAACCGACCAGATGCACGCCGTTGACGACCATATTGCCCTCGGTCGCTGTGATTGTCTTGCCGTCGCAGTCGGTGACGATGCCTACATGGCTATCTCCGACAGTGCAGTCCCCGACACCATTGTCGCTCCATGCGTACACGATCACGTCGCCAAGTCGAGGGACGTGGGCGTCGTTTTCTTCCCAGCGTCCCAAGCGCTGGTAGAGCTTGATCATCTCACCAACACCGACCTCGGTCGGCATGATGTCGGTCAGACCGCAGGCAATCGCCACGGCCGATACCGTACCGGCACACCATGCATCGGTATATCGCAGCTTATATCCTCGTGCGAGTGGCTTGTGGCTGTTGTAGATGTCGATGATCTTTTTGTGGCTGCCATCAGCGTTGTTGTAGCCGACCCACGACTTGATCTGATTGACGACCTTCTGCCTGAGTTGAGTTTCCGTCATGGCTTACACCTCCTTACACTCGGGCAAGCCCGCGATGCTTGTCAGGATGGACAGCACGCCCGCCAGCGCCGAGGCCGATGCTACGGCGACCCAGTTGACCTCACCCAGCGCGGCAGAGGTGCCGATGGTTGCGACCGCCGTCTGCGCGACGGTCTTGATGGCGCGGATGCCCGCAGCCTTTGCCCACTTCTTGATGTTGTTTTTCATGATTATAAGCTCCTTTCTTATTTCGCCCGCCCGTGGGCGGTGCAGCTACTTATCTTCCTGTCGGCCGATCTTGCTCTCGAGGCTGTCCAGCCGTTGATGGGCCTGCTTGGCCGAGGCCTCCACGGCAGTCAGCCGGGACACCACCTGCACATGGCGATCGTCCTCTTTTTCTTGCTTGCGCTTGATGTCGTCGATACCGGCTTTGACGTATCCGATCTCCGTCAGCAGCACGCCGTCCTTTTTACCTTCCGCCGTATTGTCAGTTTTATTGTTACGGCGGAAGGCCGCGATTCCAAAGACGATGGCACAGCCGGTGCCGAGGACGCCAAACGCCGTTGTAAATATCTCAATCCCGGTCATTTCCCTACCTCCTTCCCCGCGTACTCGTCCGCCTTTAGCCACGCAGACGGCTCAAATTGCCCCAGACCGTACAATCAATCCAGCCAATCAGGCTTGACCGGGATGACCAGCGTTGCCGGTGCATCCAGCCATGCCTTGTACCACTTGCGCAGCTCGACAAGATGCGAGATGCTGACGCCCTCATACCATAGCTGTCCCCGGTTGATCACTGAGTAGCACTCGCGCTCTCGACGCGCGCGGATAGCATCTTGCCTACCCGCAAGCTGCAATGCCGCAAGCCTGTCCGTATCGAGCGTCAGGGCACCGTCAATCAGTCTGTAAGCGCGATATTGCTGCTGCACAAACCCCTCCGGCTGCGCAACGTCCACACTGTCTGCGATGCTGCCGCCGATACAGTAATCGGTAATATAACCGTCTTGATCCACCTTGACCTGCATGCTATCACCTCACAATCCGCCATATATCCGCACGTGGAACGATACCGCGCCGCTATCAATCTGCAACAGCCATGCGTTGCCGGTAATCGTCAGCGCACCTTTGTAGTGTACTCCCGCAGCCGTTGCCGGGATGTACAGCCCCCACACCTTGTCCAGATGCGGGATAATGTACGAGGTATACAGGCTTGCCGTGCCGCCATCCGTCGTTACCTCCAGCATTATCAGGATGCTCTTGTATAGCGATCGGTCGAGCGTGCCCTTGATCGGGGTACCGTTGGCGATTGTACCATCGGACAGGAGCACGGCACGGTAGTCTCCCAACAGATTACGTCGCGCTTCCGCTGCCGTTGTACCTCCGGTGCCACCGTTGGTTGTAGGCAGCACCCCGGACACATCGCTCGACCCGAGGGCAACACTGACTCTGGTCGCCTCAATTACGCCGGACGGCTTGGACGCAAGGTACCCGTCAGAGTTGATGTCAATCAGCAACCGGTTGGCGAGATATGCGAGGTTATAACGCAGATCGAGCACCGCGAGCACGTCCCCGGCGCTAACCTTGGCAGCATATACTTCCCACGCTCCCGCTGATGTACGGCGGGCAAAGACATCCATGCCGCCGGTTACTGTCAGCAGATCCAGATTGGGGTCTGTGCTATCCGTGGAGGCAAAGCGCAAGACGACCTCCTGCAATACACCGGCCGTCATGCGACTGATAATCAGCGAGATTGGACAGTTGATATACAACCCAATAACTTTGATCGTCGCAATGCGGACATAGCCAGCGTTGGCAGTACCGCCGGACAGCGCGACGGACGCTGCCGGAGCTATAACCGGCACGTGCATCTCCATGTCATGCTCACCCCAGTCAAACACCGGGACGCCGCGCTTGATCGTGTCACTGACCTGCACCGTCGAGAGCTTGTCCGCAGCCAGAACGGAGAGCGTATGCGTCTCGTTATAGCTGACTCCGGTCAGCTCCACCTGTGCGCTGTAGGTGTTGCCGGTGATGGTAGGCGTGACCGCCGTCCATGCGGATGCGCCGTCCACCTTGTATTTGAGCGTGAGCGCGTTGGAGACCGCGCCGAAGGAACCATTATAGTAACTGCCGGTGATGTACAGCATCACCTTGTCCCCGGTCGGGGTCTCACGCGCCGTCGACGCGCGGCAGGTCAGCTTGACATATGGCACAAGATCGACCGCCACCGTCACGGCAGCAGTATAGCCTCGGCTGTCCGTCGCGTCGAACGTTACCGCATCCGCCTCAATCGCCGAGATCGTGCGGGACGTGCCGTCGATCACCTGCCCGGCAATGCGCTTTTGTCGGAGCGTGGCCGAGTTACGGGCGGTCGCCGAGAGGATGCACAGCGCATCGGAGCAGTAGCGGATGAGTTTGGTGTTGCTGCCGGTCAGCGTCGGGGTAAGCTCGTCAGAGGCTTCAACGCTGGCCACGATCTGAGGCGCACAAGCGCTCTCCGCTGCGACGCAGGTCAACGTGCAGGTCTTGGCGCTGCCGATCTGCGTACTGCCGGAGTAGGTCTTGCAGGTCAGCGTACACTTGCCGGATTTGGCGTTCGGGATTTGTGCGTAGAAACTGGCTGGAAGCGTCCAGCCAATGTAGGTGGAGGACAGCTTGACCTCCGATGCAGCCACGCCGCCCTCTGCGGTGATATAGCCGCTCAAGCCGCCGAAGGTGTAACGGATAGAGTGCGTATAGGCCGCAGACTTGCGGTTGACCGCGATCATGGACACCGCGCCGATATTGGCGTCTGTGGCCGAGATCGTGCTCTCGCGGAGAATTTGCGTCAGTTTGACATTCCCGGAGCCGGAAATGTAGATCGGAAGGTACGGATTGCTGTCCGTCCAGACCTCGATCTCGACCGATACGGTCTTGTTGCCGTCATCATTATGCACAACGGGGGTCGTGCCGGACACAAGGAGCTTGCTCTCGTTCCACCCCATGGAGGTCTGGTTTCCGGAGTTGTCGTGATATGCCACCTGTACGCCGTCAATCTTGGCGCGGTAGCCGATGGTATAGCCGGAAAAGCTGGTCTTGCCGTTGTAGAGCGTGAGCGTGTAGGCCAGCGTGGTGGAGTTTGCCGCGTTGCTCTGGCTCTGCTCGGTCAGGGCAAGGATGGCATAGTAGGTATTCCGGGTATTGGTTTGGATGTTCGCCACAATCTCACCTCCTAAACGAAAAAGCAGGCCGTCCGGGCGCTGTCGCGGTCGTTGGAATAGTCCTCGAACCGGGCGTGCAGCCCGATGGTCAGATATGTCCGGACGGTGACGTTTTCGGCCTCAACGCCGGATGCGGTGGCCTCAAGGATCGCCGCCCCATTGCGCTCGACGTGAAGTCCGCTGTAGTCGATGCGGGACTCCATCTCCTCGCCGTCCTTGGTCACATGCAGGCCGTCCTTGTCCAGTGTCGTGCCCGTGATCGTCGTCACGCGGTTGACGCCGTCCTCCTCGATGGTCCTGACCGTGGCCGACAGCGATTCGGCCGTCTGCCGCAGCGTAGTGACGGTCTCGGTCAGATCATCCAGGGACTGTTGCTGCTTCGACACCTCGCTTTCGATGCTGTCGCTGGTCTGCTTGATCAGCGACGCCAGCCGCGTTTCTGTGCCAGAGATGAGCTCCTTGTTCTTCTGATAGTCCGACTTTTCGGTCCGCTCGACCTTCCCGATGCTCTCGGCATTTTTGCGGTCTTCGGACGCCTGCGAGCCGGTCAGTGAGGTTGTATCTGCGCCGAGCGTCACGGTGTCCCGCCCCGGCGACAGAAAATCATAGCTGCGTTCTGTCAGGAGGAAATCCTTGTCGATGCCATGCGGCACGCTGCACACACGGATCAAGTCGCCAACGGAAAAGCTGTCGATGGACGAGTCCATATCTGAGAGATCGACGGCCGACAGTTTGATCGTCGTGGAAACCATCTTCTGCGCGGCAAGATACTGCTGCGCTTTCCGCAGCAGATTGGCCGGCACGGTCACGTCATCCCACGTTGCCGTCTTGACGATCTTTCCACGCAGGGCAACCGCTTCGTTGTCTTGAATATAATCCTCACCGTCATTGACTGTGCGGATCGTCACGCGCTCGCCGGTTTCTTCGTCCTGCGCGCCATAGGGGATGAGGACGGTCGCGAGATCTGCGTTGTAGTCCTCCCTTGCAAAGTCCAGCATATTTTCCCCGAACTCAATACTCTGCGCGCTATACGCCGACAGACTTGCAAGCCAGTTGACGGCACGGCGCCCGTCCTGCGCCGTGGAGAACGTAATATATCCGCCGCAGCGGTCCACGAGCTTATTTATCATATCTGCCACGGAGGAAGCGTTGCTGGATTCAACGCGGATATAATCGTTGTCGTCCGTCACTGTGACCGTACCGACCGCAAACTGCTTGTCGGTATCGACCTGCGCGTTATACTCTGCCAGCACTGCACGGAAGATATTTTCCGGGCTATCCTGATAGAGATATGGCCGCATGACGGCATCGCCCAAAAAGCAGCGTTCCGATTCACAGGTAATTACCCGCTGCTTGTAGATGTCATCGGACGGGTACAATGCCCGCCCCCGGAAGATCATCTCCGAGTTTTTCCAGATCTCGACAATCGTTCGTAGACTTACAAAGGCCGAATACGCCGGATGCCCCGGCGGCATTTCAATTGTTGCGGAACCCGCTGCGTTCAGCTTCACGCTGGCTTTCAGGGCCAAGAGGCCGTATGTCTCCGGGAGGCGGCTGTCATAGATCAGACTGCCGTCCGCATACACCTGCACCATTACAGAGATCCCTCCCGCCATTTGATCGTGATGCTGCCCGTACCGCTTGCAACTTTGGCCTTTATCACCTGATTGCCGCTCATGCGCAGCGCCGGAATCAGACTTTCGCCCGCCGGGATTGCGGCGCTATAGTCGCCCCACTGGAGGACGGTTTCCTGCGCGACTATGATGGTCGGCACAAGCGGCATCGCGCCGACTGCACAGGATAGCTCCGTAAACTCGGTGTCGAGGTTTTTGGCAGAAACGGCGGTTTCCGTGTTTTTCAGGCGATACGGCGCGCACACAGCGGATACCGTGATCTGCCGCAGCAGCTTTTCGCTTTTGTGGTCGGCAACAGTAATACGGCCATCGTAATACCAGCCTTCTTCCCCGTCCGGTGTGATGTGCATCCGCTTTCCGTTCAGGGCATTGCATACCGCGCTGCGCTTCTGTACCCAATCCGCACCCGGATATAGCGCAAACGTCCATTTCAGGGTGCGATCGCCATACGCCACGCCGACACCGAGCGCTTCGGTAAGGTCCTTCGAGCCATTCGCGCCCGGAATTTCCACCAATACCGTTTTCGGTGCGGGCGAGCCGATTTCAATTTTCTGCTGGATGAGCTGGAGGTCTGCACTGCTGTGCAGACCTCCGAATTTCGTACCTTTCGCCATTACGCCCTCGCTTTCTGCGCCTTGATGCGTCCGAGACGCTCGTCGATCGGCTCCGCAAGCTCTCCCGCAAGCACGCCGGTATCAAGCACGATGCGCATGCCGGTGATCTTTTCCAGCAGTGTCAAGATGTCAAGGAGGATCGTCTGCACCACGGAAGTAGAGCCGCCCATGGCGCTGTCCATATCCTCCGCGACCGCGTGAATCCATTTGCGGTTATTGTGGAGCGGCACAACGGCCTCTGCGCCGTTGCCTTCTAGGAAACCTACCTGTCCCTTTTCCAGCACACCGCCCTGCGCCAGCGCCGGAATTTCGCTGATATGGAACCCTTTGCCGCCCACCAGCGGCACCCAGTCCGGAATCTTGATCTTGTTGATGCCGCGAATAAACACGTTGATTCCACTGATGATCCAGTTGATCGGCGTCTTGAAGACAGTTTTGATTCCTTCCCATATTCCGGAAAAGATCTTCTTGACCGCCTCCCATGCGCCCTTCCAGTTGCCTGTAAATACATTCTTGATGAAGCTGATGATTCCGCTCAGAACGTCCTTTATATTGCTGATCAGGCTCCCTACAAAGGAGAACGCCGCCTTGAATACCGTTGTGATCACATTGGCCACGCTGGAGAACGCCTTTTGCAGCGGCGGCATGACTTTTTCAATGATCTCTGTAAACAACGTGATCAGTGGCGGCAAAATCATGTTCAGCAGCTCCAGCAGCGGCTCCAGCAGCGCACTGAGAAGCTCCAGAATTGGGGAGAGGATCGGCGCAATTGTATCAAGCAGAGAAACCACGACCGGCAGCACCGCCTCGATGAGCTGAATCACCACCGGAAGGATTGCGTTAAAGAGGTCGATCAGCAGCGGCAGGATTGTATTGACGATCTCCATAATCGGCGGAAGAATCGTTTCGACCAGTTCCACAAAGACCGGAAGGATCGCTTCGACGATTTGTACCAGCAGCGGCAGAACCGCATTCAGAAGATCCGCAACCATCGGAAGCACCTGCTCGGTGACTTGCAGAATAAACGGAAGGATTTTCTGAATCAAATCCAGCACCACCGGGAGAATCGCCTGAATCAGATCCAGCAGCGGCGGAAGAATCGCCTGAATCAGGTCAAGGATAATTGGCAGCACCGTGTTTATGATTTCCGTAATGATTGGCAGCAGTGTGTCGATCAGTTGAATTAAAATCGGCAGCACCTGCTCAATGATCTGCACGATAAACGGCAGGAGCTTTTGCAGGAGGTTGATAATCACCGGGATGATTGCCGTGATGATCTTTGAAACAACCGGCAAGATTGCCTGCACCAGCGAAACGAGCATCGGCAGCAGGTTACTCACCAGTTCCAGGAGCGGCGGGCCAAGCTGCTGAAATATCCCGGTAATCACCGGCGCGAGCTGGGTGATCATGTTTTCGATCATCGGCAGATTATCAATCGCCAATGTCAAAAACTGCTGCACGGTCGGTGCAATGGCCGAGCCGAGCGTGGTCTTGAAGTTTTCGAGCTTTGCTTTTATCATGGCAATGCCGCCGGAGATCGTGCTCTCCGCCTCCAGCGCCGTCGTGCCGGTAACACCCATTTCCGTCTGGACGACGTGGATCGCCTGATACACGTCATTCAGATTGGAAAGGTCATACTTCTGCCCGGAGAGCTTTTCCGCGTCCGTAAGCAGACGTTCCATCTCCGTTTTGGTGCCGCCGTAGCCCAGCTTCAGGTTGTCGAGCATGGTGTAATTGCCCTTCGCAAAGCCCTGATAGGCGTTCTGGATGCTCTTAATATCCGTGCCCATCTTGTTCGCGTTATCGGCCATGTCGGTAATTGCCATGTCCGCAACTTCTGCCGCTTTGGCAGTATCGCCGTTCAAGCCTTGCAGCAGCGCGGCAGAGAAGCTCGTTACCGTGTCCATATACTGATTTGCGGTCAACCCTGCGGTCTTGTATGCCTTATCCGCATAGCCGATCACGGTATCAGCCGATTCCCCGAAAAGCGTCTCCACGCCGCCGACAAGCTGCTCATAATCCGCGTAGGAGCTTACCGCTTTGGAGGAGATGCCGGCCACGGCAGCCGTCGCGGCCGCAGCACCGGCGACGATGCCGGCGGCCCATTTCCCCGCTGTTCCGATGCCCTTCAGCAGCGTCTTGCCGAAGCCCTGCGCCTTTTCATCCGTTTTCTGGATGCTTTTGTTGGCGGCGTCGTTATCTACAAAGATTGATCCGACCAGCTTGAAAATTTCAAGTGCCATTGTCCCCCTCCTTTCTATCGAAGCTGCGCTCGATCTCTTCCATCTCTGCGAGGATCGCCGCGGCCGGGCGCGTATCAATATTCGCGCCTGTAACCTGATTGCGGTAATCCTCCAGGCTCATGACTTCGCCGCTGATCGCCATCGCCGGAAGCTGCACGAGCCACTGCAAGAAGATTCGTTCGTCTTTTTCTTTTTCCTTTGCCTTTTCGATCAGGGCAAGGCCCGTTTCTATGTCCAGCTCCTTGATCTCATTCAGGCTATGATAGCGATGCAGCAGCAGGTCAAGAAGCTCTACTTCATCAAGCCCGCTGCAGATTTGAAAAAACGAAGCAGATCGTTTTCCACAGCCAGCGCCTTTACGCTGTCAAAGAGTGCTGCAACCGGCATATGGCGCACTTCGTCCGGCATCATTTCCAGCGGTCCGGACAGGAAGCGATAAATCGCATCCTCGCCGCCCGACTCCGTCGCTGCGTCAAAGATGTCCCACAGCAGATCGAAGCCGTTTCCCCACACGTCCGAAACAGAATCCGCCTTTTCGGCCATCTGTTTGATCTTTTCCTTCGCCCCGATGGCTTTCAGGCAGCGGCACGCGGCGAATACATCGGAAGTTTCCAGCTTTCTCATAAGTCCTCCTAAAGAATCAGGGCGCTGCGGAGATTGCAGCGCCCTGTGGTGTTATTTGATTGCGTTTTTCGTGTCGGCGGCCTGCGTCGACGCATCGGTTACGGTTTTTATACCGCTATAGAGCGTCGGCAGCTTTGTCAGCCACTGCAGCGTTTTCATTTTGAGCTTCGGCCGGCCGGAGGTCTGATCAATACGATCTTCCACCGCGCCCGGGTCCTCGTCTGCATTGATCTCGCGGTATTCACGCTCGACGACGAAAGAACCGCCGCCTCTGGTCAGGCCGACGCATTCCGCGCTCGCCTTTGCAGCGCCGACATAGAACTTGCCAACGCCCAGCAGGATTTCGCCGTTTCCAGCCGCCACGCCATCCGCCATGGTGGTCTTCCACGGCTCTGTGCGGTCGCCGGCTGCGAGCTTTTCATCGTCGTAGACGCCCTCAAACTCAATTTCAGGCACAACGTCGTCCTTTTCGGCAAACGTCCAGTCCGGGTTGCTGCGGGAAAACGCTTTTTCCATTTCGATGGTAATTGCCTTGCCGCCCTTGGTCTTTCCGACCCATTTCACATACTTGTAATCGGTGCTCAGTACCTGACCGGCACCTGTATAGGTCGTTTCTGGCATACTTAATCCTCCTTTATTTCGTAATTCTGCACCGTAAAGTGCATCTGAATATGCTTGATTGTTTTGTCCTCATCGATCACGGGATAGCGGCTCTCGCGGAAGAACGTCGGCAGAATCGTTTCCTGCGGCAGATTGGCCGCATTGAACAGATCTTCGAGCCGGTCGGCAATCTCATCAATGCGCTTGGTGTCTGTGTGCTTGTCCCACAGGTCAATGCACAGGTCGACGTCATCCCGCGCGAGGTCGCCAAGAGCGATGCGGGAAAGCTCAAAGGTCTTATAGGGATAATCCGCATCATCCGGCGCCGTGAGGTAGTAGGTCGCCCCCGCTGTTGTATTGAGCTGCGCCGTGATCAGCTTGCGCAGATCGGCCGTTTTACTCACTGTCTGCACCTCCCTGATAGTCCTTCTCACTTTCGATCAAAGCGAGCGCCTTGGCTTCGCTTTCCAGCGCGCTGAGGTACTTACTCTCAATCTCAACAATCGTTCGGATATTGTCGTGCGTCGTGTTACGCAGGATTCCGCGCTTCGGCTGGTTTCTGGTGCCGAGTTCCTGATCCGCGCCATACCAAGTATCATGCTTGATACCGACCTGCAAATCGCACTCGTTCTTTCTGCACCAATACTGAAATGCCGAGGTCTTCCCTCTGACACGCTTGCTTTTCCGCATACCGTGAAGCCGCATCGCCTCTCTGTTGAACATACGGCAAAGGTATTTCCCCGCATCCCGCAGCGCCGCTCTGGTCAGCTCTCGAATCGTGTACTGCACCCTGTCCACGCTGCTGGTGTATACAAGGTTTCCCTTCTTAAATTTGATCACGCTTTTCGGGATACTCACGACTGATTCACCTCCGCGTAGCAGGTAATTTCCAGCATCTGCCCGCTGCGGTACGTCCGCAGCACGCGGTAACGCTTTCCGGCATAGAGCACGATTTTTTCATCCTGATAATCCAGATAGTCGGCAAGCCGGAACTTGATTTCCGGCTTCAAACCGGTAGCGTGTGCCTGGTAGAACTCTTTCTGCCCGATGCTTGCCACCTCACAAAAAACCTGTCGGCTCGTTTCCCTGCACACGGGATCTCCGTAGTCGTCCACGCTCTGCGCCGATGCGACGAGCGAAATGACATCATTCATCCTTCGCGCCTCCATAGCCCTCTGCCATCATGAGCGTCGCCTTCATGGCGTTATAGCGCGCCATGTACGCCTCGGCTTTGTCCGTATCATCGGTATAGGCCGCGCGGCAGTATAGCTTGATTGCCGCCTGAATAATCTTGTCCGGCGGCTCGGCCACCTGTACGCCGACGATGCGGAGATCCGCAGCGCAGGCGTCGATTATGTCAGAAAGGTCGGTATCCAGCGCCGTGTGCGATATGCGAAGATCGGTTTTCACTTTTGCGATAATCTCAGTATCTGCCATGCTGCGGCCTCCTTCCCCGGAAAGGCCCCGGCGCGCGTCCGGTGCCTCCGTTTTATCACGACTTTGCGATGGTCAGCGCAACGAAGGCGTGCTTCGCAACGACATCCGCGCCAGCCTCCACGTCGCCGCGGATGGTGTCCATCAGAGATGTGAACGCAAAGTCCTCGGAAACGCGGATCTCGTAGTCGGAGAACAGGTCGATTTCGAGGCACTGCGGGTCGCCGTAGATCATGGTCACGGTGGCCTCGGAGCTGCTCTGCGCCGTACCGGAGCAGGCAGTCAGGCCGGAGTTCAGGCAGTAGCGCACCGCAAGACCGCCGTCACGGATGATACCGGTATTTGGATTGTCGGTATCGGGTGTGATCTCATAGACCGGCCTCTTTTCGGCCGTGCCGCGCACGTCACCGAAGGCCAGCAGATCCTTCTTGTTCAGGAACAGCACGCCGGAATTGATTCCTTCATCACCGCCGAGGTTCAGGACAAGATTCCGCAGCGTCTTTTCGTCAATCGCGCCAGACTTCGTGCTGGTGCCGGTCAGGGTGGCCGCCACGGTAGCATTCAGCGCGGAAGCCTTCAGCGCCGCGGTGGCCAACGCCGCCACCTTCTTGCGCAGCGCAATGTACGCCTGCGACTGCACATTTGCGGCATAGTTCAACGGACTCTGCTTCTTCGCCTGCTTAGAAATCTGCGCCGTGACCGCGACGCTGGTCGGCTTGATGTCCACATAGCCAAACACCGGTTCTTTGGCCGTCGCCGCCGAGCCTTCGGTCTGGGCGGCGGCCGCATCGGCATCCGTGTCCACATAGGCAACACGGTTGGTACCCATGCCCTCGCAGTTGACGATCTTGGCAAAGTCGATGATGGAGCTGTACTTCGCTTCGGGATTGTCGTTGATGCCGCTGACCTGCGTAGGCGTGGCGATCTTGCCGCCGGAAACCAGCACGGACCGCGTCTGTTCTGTGTTCACCGTCATGGAGCGCGTTTCGACCAACCGCTGTGCGGCTCTCTCCGCCTCGGTCGGCTCGTGCTGCGTGCCCGGCACGGGAGTGCCGACGGTGCCCGCTGCCACTCTGCTGCGCAGCCGCTGCCGCTTCTCTACCTCTGCCAGCAGGCCGGTGCGTTCTGCGGTCAGCGTGTTGATCTCGTTTTCCAGCGCGCTGAGCGCATCGCCGATCGCGGTGTCCAGCTCGCCGTTGATTGCAGCGAGGCGAGCGTCGATTTCCTTGATTCTCTGTTCGATGTTCATGTTGATACCTCCAAAATTTTAATCTTTGCGCGCAGTCGCCTGCGCTTTTCTTCAAGCTCTGCCTCACTCCGGGCCGCTGCGGCGATCACTCCGTCGCCCCAGCTGCGAGCATTGATTTCGGTTGCATTGTTGGCCGGAATCGATACGGCCGATACGTCGTATACCTTCGGGATTTTGGTATGGACGATGGTAATGTCCTTGCTGCCCTCCGTCCGCTCGACGTGGTATGTGCCGACGCGGAAGCGCCAGGACATTTTTGTGATCATCTGCGCTGCGATGTCATCGTAGAGGGCGCGGGCGCCCTCGGTCTTGTCGAGGTCCGCAGCCACGAAAAGGCCTTCCTTGTCGGCCTCGACCAAAAGCGTGCCATTGGTCGTGCGGGCATAAACGCGGCCAGCGTGGTCAAACTGCAAAATGACATCCGACAGATCCGTTTCCGCGAAGCACCCCGGTTCAAAGCGTTCGTAGACCTTGCCATAGTCGCCGTCATCATAAAGCAGATAGGTTTCATAGTTGGCCGCGTGGCCCTCCACGTAGCGCTCGGAATCGAGGCGCTTTTTCTCTCCCTGCTGCGCGCTGCGCAGCACCATAGTGCGCATTTGCGCCTGATCCTTGATTTTTTCGTTATTCCTCGGTGTTGCCATCCTTGTTATCTCCTTCCTTCTCCGCCGGTGCGGGTTCCTTCCCGAGCCGGCTGGTTTCGATGTATTCCTTGCGGATATACCGCTTATCGCCGTCAGTAACGTGCGGCAGATTCCAGATGTCCATGACGTCATTGGTAGACAGGATTCCCCGGTCAAACATCTGCGAGCTGACCTGCAGCTTGTCCGCGTTTGTCATGTACTGCAAGCGATTCGCACTCCAGACGACCGCATTTTCACGGGCGATCTCCTTCGCAGTGAAGGTCATACAGGTCATAGCCTGCGAAAGCTGGAGCGCGAACGGCTCGATCTTTCCCTCATAGTAGGCCGCCCAGTCGTCACCGACCGCCTTGTTTTTCAGGATACTTTCATTCGTCCCGAAGTAGTAAAAGGCACGATCCTGAATCAGCTTCATCTGCTCCGGATCTACGACCTTGGCCGAGCTCTGAATCTGCTGCACATTGGTGTAGGTGTTCGGGAACAGTGCAAGGCCGCCGTTCTCGCCGCCGAGATTCTTCTGCACCCAGTCCTTGCGCTCCTTGGCAAGGTCTGCATTTTTGGCAAAGTTACTGACCGTGGCCATAAACCGGAAGGACGCACTGTTCTTGATGCCCTCGGCGATGCCCTGATTCTGTGTGCTCAGGAGCTGCATCGTCGGGTTGAACGCCCGGTTATCCTCGCCGACCAGATCGTTTTTGTAAAGATACTTCGACAAAACACCGCACATAGCCAGCGGAAGCGCCGCTTTGCTGCCGTCCAGAAACGTATAGCGCAGCCACGGCTCGCCGCTGACTTCAACAACTTCCGTTTGCAGCGGATTGACCGGATAGTAGCCGACCACGGTGTCCAGCCGATTCAGCAGCGGCACAATAAAACAGGTGTTCTGTGCCTCGTAGATCGTCGCAGCCTTATAAAGAAACTGCGCGCCCGTCATCAGCGGATTCGGGCGCGTATTGAGCACCCGCTGCAAGCCGCGCAGATCCGCGCCGGTGATATTCGGCTGGAGCTTGCTGCAATGATTCGCAAAGGTGTGGATGCAGGCCCTTGTCAGCTCCATTTCATACACGCCGCCGTCATAGGTTGTAAAAACCGGTGTGTAGCCGTTCAGCATCCGGAAATAGCCGTTTACCTGCTTCCCGTTTTTCCAGTTGCCAAACAGCAGCTTGAACGCATTCATAATTCCCATGGCGTTCCTCTTTTCTCTTAAAGATTTTGCAGTTGCTCGCCGATCTCGTTATACCATTTCTGCCGGACGGTCAGCGCGTCGATCACGGAGACAAAGCCGTCAATATGGCAGCGCGGCTCAATCTTGACCGGCTGCAGCTTGCGGTTTTCGGTGTTCTGCTTGACGGCCACATTCAGGAAATGCGCCTTCAGCAGATTGTTATCGCCCAGCAGCAGCTTTTCGTCGCGCAGCAGACCGTCTGCCTCCATCATCACCGGCGACAGATTCCAGCCTTGGAAAACATCGTCCATGTGGAAGCCATATTGCTTCATTTGTTGCACGAGATACTGTGAGCTGTAGCGGTCATAGCCAATTTGCAGCGGCAGAATCTCGTATTGCTCAACCAGCAGCCTGAACCACGCGAAGCAATCTTCATAGTCCACAAAAATCTCGCCTGACGGCGTAATCCAGCCGTTTTGCACATAGAGCTGATACGGCACGCCCTCACGCTCCTGCAGCTCCCGGATTTTGTTTGCCGGCATGAAGAACTGGCAGAAGGTGTATAGCTTTCCGGCCTTCTCGATCACCACGCAGCAGGCCGTCAGGTCTGTGGTCTGGGACAGATCAATGCCGCCGACACAATAGCTCGACGCGAAGTCCTCCAGGCGGTAGGCCTGTCCGCTCACTGCATCGACGACTTCAAACGGGAGCCACGCAACGGAAGAATTCTGCTTGATGTTGCAATACTTCGTCAGGAATTCTACGCGCTTGGAGAGGCTGTTTTCCGCAACGGCGATTTCCTCCGGGAAAAAGCCCTCGCGGATGCTGATGCCGATGTTTGGGTTGCTCTTGTGCAGCTCGTCAAGGTCGTTCCACTTTGTGATGTCGTCGATCATGTACAGAAGCGGCAGCAGCCGTTGTTCCTTGCTCGTCCCGAGCAGATACGCCGTGGATCGCTTCATCAGCTCATCATATGGGCCATCGTTGACATATCCGGCTGTGCTGATAGAGAGCAGCAAAGGCTGCGCACGCGCGCCCAGCGCGGACTTCATGACCTCGTACTGCTTTCCGCCCTGCTCGGCCGGCCATGATGCAATTTCGTCGCAGACAACCAGATGCGGGTTAAAGCCATCCGATTTTTTTGCGTTGAAGGCCAGCGGACGGATGCTTGTATTTGTGCTTTCAAGATATACGTCAGAGCGGCGCTTCTTGGCCAGAGCCGACAGCTCCGGCTCTGCCTGAACTATCTTGTAGAAGTTGTCGTACACAATTGCCGCCTGCTCCAGCTTCGGCGCAAGGCAGTAGATCTTCGCGCCGTATTCGCCGTCGAGATAGGCCATATACGCAATACAGGCCGAGGCAAGCAGGCTCTTGCCGTTCTTTCGACCCATGACGATAAATACTTCGCGCCAGACGCGCAGGCCGCTATCGTCCACGATGCCGAAGATCAGACACACCGCCGCCCGCTGCCACAGCTCCAGCTTGATCAGGTCGCTTCGGCCTTCGCAATGGTGGCAGAAGCCTTCGATGAACCGGATCGCCTTTCCGGCTTTGCGGTCATCGAAAAAGAAAAGACCGTCGCACAAGCCCGCAACGATCTTGTCATATAGAATTTTGACCCACTTCCCGACGATGATCTCGCCGGTCGTTATCCGGTGATGGTATTCCTGAATCGCGTTTGCAACTGGCTTCACTGACGCATCAGCTCCTCCAGCTTACTTTGACGCTGTGCGGCCGGCACAATGTCAAGCAGCTGCTTGATGATTGCGTTCAGGTTTTTGGTCAGGCTGATATGAACGCCCGCTGCGGCGCTCTGCTTGACGCCTTTCTGATTGTCGCCGTTCTGGTATTCCTCCGTCCATCCCTCCTGCGCGATCTCCTCCTCAAGGTCTTGGAGGCTGACGGTCAAAAAGGCCGCTGCGGCGCTCTGCTTGACGCCTTTCTGATTGTCGCCGTTC